TATCATCTATTTGAATGATTTAGGTCTTCGTCATTCCTGTGTTGTATTTGCTCGTGGTTCTTCGGATGCTGTTTATAGGTTTCGTTCAAACTTCAGTGATGACTATCTTGATTATTCCATCGTTGAGGTTTTAGAGCTCAACGAGTTAATCGATTGTGGGATAGAGAGCTATGAGACGACTCACTGAACGAGAGCGGATTGTTCGCCGCATGCAGGAAGTTTCCCGAGATATCGCGATGGTGGATAAACTCTTCGCTATTGAGGTGAAAGGCTCTGATTATGGACATCTCATCAAGCGTCGTAAGATTCTTTATGAGATGTATTTAAATCTAAATCGACAGTTGGTCGCTCTGGATGGAGTAGACCAGCCGTCTTTGTTCGATGAATATGGCCAAGGAGATAAGAAATGAGTTTTGTGGATTTTATGGCGAATTATGGCGAATACATTACCTTCGCCGTCTATGCAGTGGTGTCCATCGTCCTGTTTTTTAGGACGAAGAACATAAAATATCTTAAGGAGTTAAATGAGGCAATGAAGTATCGTACCGCAACGTACCGAGAAACCGAAGAATCGCCTTCGCAGGAGTTCGAGCGATTCAAGCCAGTTTACCGTCTGAATAAGGCGACAGGCGAGTTGGAGCTGACTGATGAGCGGATTGATATCCAGGAGCTTATCGATAGTTGTAGAGACATCTGTTTGCAGTCCTGCCTTGAGCGCTTTATGCCGCAAGAGGATGCGACAGATGAGATTCAAGATAACTACGATGAGTATCTGGATGACCTTGACGGCTTTACCGAGTATTTGGATAAAGCTGAGATGTACCGCGAGAAATTTAATCTCTCCGATGAGCTGTCCGCTGAGGAGATTTTTGACCATGTATCCGAGCAGGCGAATAAACTCAAGACTCGCCTGGACGAGATAGAAAAGGCAAGGAAGGAGAGCAGAGCGGCGCATGCCGCACAGACGGATAAGTCGTCCGTGCCACCTGTGGATGCGCCGAACGGTGTTTTAAGCTCTGCCCCTTCCTCTGCTGAAAAAACAGATAAGGAGGTAAAGTGATGTATCGTCGTCGTCGTCGTGTAGTCCGCGGTCGCCGTGGTTTTTATCGTACTGGTCGTCGCGCTCGTCGCCGTCGTCTGCATAAGCGTATTGCTTATGGCGGATTCAGTTTGTAAGTGATAAGGAGTATTTGACATGATTTACAAAATTTACAGCGTCAAAGACGCGATTGCAGGACAGTTTTCCGAGCCTCGTATCTTTATGAACGAAGGACTCGCTGTCCGCTGGTTTAAGAATCTTTGCGAGAAATCTGAAATCGCTTCAGACCTCGCACTTTACTATCTTGGAGAGTATGACCTCGAAAGCGGTGCGATTTCGTCCGCTCCAGAGTTTGTTATGAACGGTGTTCTCGAGGTGGCTAAATAATGGCACGAGGACATTCTTTGCAGAGCGTGCCTATCCCGCGCTTTCCGCGTGCACGCTTTAATCTCTCTCACTCTGTAACGACGTCGATGGACGTCGGCACTCTGTATCCCATCGACTGGCAAGAGGTTGTACCTGGTGACATTTTCAAATGTCGTGCATTCGATGTTTCTCGCGTCACCTCGTCTTTCCTTAAGCCAGTGATGGATAACTTGTATTTGGATGTGTATCACTTCTTTGTTCCTCATCGTCTCGTCTACGACGACTTTGAGAAAGTGTTCGGTAATCCGAATCCTTCGGCTTATACCGATAATGTCCTCGAAGAAATTCCTATGGGATATGGTAGCGTGAATTCTGGAAGTGTCGGTGACTATCTTGGGCTTCCTATCGGTGCCATTCCTCAAGGCAATCCTGTTTCGCTACTTCCGTTTAGATCGTTCGCTTTGATTTATGATAAGTACTTTAGGAACGAGAATACTACTGATGAGATTTATATCCAGAAGAAAGGCTTTTCTCTTTCTGAGCTTTTTGGTAATAATGATTTTGGTCCTAACTCTTACTGTGGTAAATTGCCTAAAGTGAATAAGTATAAAGATTATTTTACGTCGTGCGTCCCCAATCCTCAGAAAGGCGCTCCAGTTACGTTTAATCTTGGTACTCAAGCGAATGTTCGTACTTCGACCGATAGATTAATTAGTGGAGCGCAAGAGCCTGTTCGTTTTGCGAACGGTGTTTCTGGTGATATGTCTTATGGTAATCATAATGCTGTTTTTGGTGTTGGTGCTTCGTTAGGTTTTGACGCTGCTGATTTTTCAGGGACTCTTGGTGCTGGTGTTTATCCTGTTAACCTTTATGCAGATCTTTCGAATGCTAATGCGATTTCGGTCGATGATCTTCGTCTTGCGTTTGCTTATCAGAAGATGCTCGAGCGTGATGCGGTTTATGGCTCGAGATATAACGAATACCTTTATGGTCATTTCGGTGTGCATATCCCCGATGCCTATATCCAGTTTCCTCAGTATCTCGGTGGCGGTCGTACGCCGCTTAATATCGTTCAGGTTGCCCAGACCTCTCAAGGTACTGAAGAAAGCCCCCTTGGTAACGTAGGCGCTTATTCCTGGACGAACGGTCGTACAGGATACTCTCGGAAGTTTAATGAGCATGGTTTAGTTATGACGGTTGCTTGTCTTAGGTATCGTCATACCTATCAGCAAGGTATTGCTAAGAAATGGCGTCGTAAAGTCCGCGAGGATTTTTATGACCCTCTATTTTCTACGATTGGCCAGCAGCCTGTGTATACCTCTGAGTTGTATTTTTCTGCAGCTCCTGATACCGTGTTTGGGTATCGTGAAGCATGGTCGGAATTGCGGAGTATTCCGAACACTATTTCTGGTGAAATGCGTTCTAATGCGACTAATTCTTTGGATATTTGGCATTTTGCTGATAAGTATTCTTCAGCTCCTACGCTTTCGCAGTCTTTTACTGAAGAAACACCTATTTATGTGGATAGGACGTTGTCCGTTCCTTCATCGAGTCAGGATAACTTCATTCTAAACTTCTACTTCGATATGTCTGCCGTCCGTAAGATGCCTGTTTATAGCATGCCTTCCTTGATAGACCATCACTAAGGAGGTTGTACAATGGCATTTGGTGGACCTACCGTTGCAGATCGTTTGTTTGGAACGAACGGAGCGACTTCGAATTGGTTTACTCGTACTTTCGACCCTACAAAAGTCGAAATGGACTATAATTCGGCAGAGGCATTGCGTAACAGAGAGTTTAACGCGGCAGAGGCTCAAAAGAATCGCGACTTTCAGGAGCGCATGGCCAATACTGCTTACCAGAGGGCCGTTAAGGACCTCCAGGCCGCAGGCTTGAATCCATACCTTGCATATAGTGGCAGCGGAGCTGCCTCTCCCTCAGGCGCTACAGCGAGCGGAAGTAACGCGAGCGCAAGCGGCGGAGGGACTGCCCGCAACACAACAAGCCTGCTTACAGTACTTGCAAACACCGCGATAGCCCTTTCGAGGCGTTAAAGCCTCAAAATCGCCCCGTAGAGCCGCAAAATGGTGTCTTGCATATAACTAAGCGCCGATGGCTCCCATCGGCTGCCTGAGCCCCGTTTTTCGAGCCTTAACGTAGGCTTGAGAAATGGGGCTCAACACTGTCGTGACAAAGTCGGACAAAACGCGCGCGATTAACGTGCGTGAAAAAGTCCGACTCTCGGCCAGTGAAAATAGAGTAAACAGGGCAGTCCCCGCCGCTTGCGGAGCGTGCGGATAGTGATGAAAACTTGCACTTTTTACAGATTTTCACGTTTCGTCCCAAACTGCAGGCGTATTCATTACTTGATAAATATACGCCGACTGACAGGGACGAAACGTGAAATTACACTTTTCACAGGTGAGGCTATGTGTTTAATGCCTGTTAAGTTGGCTAAGTATCAGTTTTTTGTTCCGTGCGGCAAGTGTATAGAGTGCCGTATATCCCACTCCATTGAGTGGGCATATCGTGTTGTTGCGGAGACGAGAGCGCATGAGCACAATTGTATGCTTACGCTTACTTATGCTGATGAGTATCTTCCTCGCGATATGAGCGTGAGTGTGTACGAGATGCAAACCTTTCTGAAACGGTTACGTTGGGCGATTCAGCCCAGCGAGATCCGTTTCTTTGGATGCGGTGAGTATGGCGAGCAGTTTCTTCGACCTCACTATCACATGATTATCTTCGGCTATGACTTTTCTGACCGATATCTTTTTGGCTACGACAAAAAGAAGACGAAGTTGTATCGGTCTCCTCAACTCGAAAAAGTTTGGCCAAAAGGATTCTCAAGCGTGTGTGAGGTCGAGTTCGACGTCGCAAAGTATGTCGCCATCTATCTTCAAAAGCCCCCTGCTGATGGCCGACATCGTGCTTTTGTCAATATGAGCCGGAACCCCGGTATCGGTTATCAGGCTATTAAGCCGAATCTCATGGAAACCGATAAACTTTACCAGGATGGCAAGTACATTCATCTTCCCCGCTATTACTTGAAAGTGCTTGAAAGGTCGTATCCAGACCAAATTGCGGATTTAAAAGAGCGTCGTATAAATCACGCGATAAGCGAGTATGTCGAGATGATGGCGAATGTAAAGCATCATCTTACGCAGATTGAATACCGAAAACATAGGTTTGAGAAAATTTTTGGAAAACCTCTTGACAAAAATTGCATGGTATGATATAGTATGCTCAGATAAAAAAAACAAACACGTAAGAGGCGACGGAGTTTTGTTTCATTTTTTGTTTTCCTCGCCTCACTCTATTTTTTTGTGAGGTTTTTTTTATGGGATTTTTTACTATCATCTATTTGAATGATTTAGGTCTTCGTCATTCCTGTGTTGTATTTGCTCGT